ATAACAACCCTTCATCATAATACGCTCGTAAACGCTATATTCGGGGTATTTAACCGCAAGCATACTTTTCATCATACCGTCTGCAATAGCACCCAATTCGCCCATTGTGCGACACAACAGAATAAATTTATCGCCGTTTGTCATGTAATCTGTGAAAAGTTTTTCAGCGAAACTAAATGTTTTACCTGGACCACGTACTCTGGAACACACGATATATAGTTCAGGCTTCTCGCCGTTCTTGTCAAGAGCAGCGAGAAGTTTTTTATTACTATAAAATTCAGGCATATCAATCACCCTTTACAAAGCGGCAACCTTTATCAAACAGCATTTCAATGTAGGTGCTTGCAATTTCATTTGGTGCCTCAACAATCATGCCTGCTGTTTTAACATAAGTCGAGGGTTTTCCGTCAATTGTTACAAAATGTGGTTGATTTCCAGAGCCACCTATATAATTACATACACGAGGTACGCCTATTCTTCCACTCTTGTAACCGTAAGAATCCAAGTAGTTTTTAACAATATTTGTTTTTGCTGTGTTTATTCTTTTGAAATAAGCGTTGAATGATGTAAAGGTAATATCATAAGCACTGTAATTTCCACCCGTACCAGCGTGATATTCATCGTTAGAATATGCTTCTTTTGTTACGCCGTATAAATCTGCAGGGCTGTCACCGTTCTTTAATGCTTTTAGCCCTATATCTCTCCTATCGCTTAATGATTTCATGGCACTTTCGTTGGCCAAATATTCTATAGGCTGCATTACTCCGCCAGCAAAACTTGAGGCGGTATTTACAATACCAACACCACCAATGGCGGCACCTTCGCCACCACCAGCCATTGCCCCTATTGATGATATAAGGCCAGCAACAGAGGACGCCACAGATAAGCCCATGTTGATTTGCTTTGGTAAACTTCTATTTGTTATTGTTTCATTATAAATAGAGGATAGAAATGTTAAATAAGCATCAACGCTATATCCAACTTGAGGAAAACTTCCGAAATCGAGTCTTTCTTTTATGTTATAATTGAATCTCTCCCAACCGCCTTCAGCACCATCAGAATAATATGTCGCTGTTTTATATTTGTATGGTATCAAACTCAAAAGAGGCGTACCATGTATTGTGAAAACAGTTGACACTTCAAAAGTGGTTTTACCGTCAGCCAAGTCAACAAAATTTTCGTAATGTAATTCTTTTACGTTTCCGTCGGGGCTTCTAACTTCAATATATGAGAAAGGAGCACGTGCCAATTTTGGATTTATTTCAGGAGAAATAACCTTATCAGCATAATTTATTTCGCTATGCTGTCCAACTTCCGTATCGCTTCCGTTCTTGTCTAAGAGGCGTAAAATATCGCCTGGAATATAATAAATACCTATGATATTATTTGTAACACCTGCAAGTGACATAAGGTCAATCATTTTTACTAAATCTTCTTTTTCTCTAATCAAGAAAATTCTTACAGTATTTGGAAAACGTCCAATTTCTAAATTTGTTGGAGTTATAACAGCACGTCCGCTTTCGACACTCAAAAGAGAATCTATTGTTGTTGGAGTAACAGGTTGACTTTCAAATGTGTTTAAAAATTGAACCAACTGACCAAGCGGAGTGTTTAGGTCTATGTCAACGCCAAAATCAACTATACCAAACGGCACAACATATCTATTACTAAAACCGCTAATATCTGGTAATACCATAAAATTATTATAGTCAGAGGGTAAAGACTCATTTATTAACTGATAGTCTTCACTACCTACAGCAATATCTTCAGGCGTATTAAGTTCAAGAATATCCTGCCTAAATGGATTTGCAATAGCATTATTCCAGTCAGTTTCTGATAGATGCTCTCGCTCAATTTGAGAACTGAAAAAGTTGCAGTTGAACATATAGGTTTGGAACCAGTCAATGGCATACGTGATTTCAGTCGTTACATTGTTGATATATTCATAGTTCATTATTCTCGCATAGATCCATTTATTCTCAAAAGCACTATTTTTAAAACCGATAAAATTACACTGAGCAACAATTCGTGTTGGATGCTCAATTTTTAGCACACCAGTTTTTCTGACATATGTGCATTCAACATTTTGTGCTAATCTTTTGCCTACAAAATATGTACGCTGGTTTGCTTCTGATGAAAAAACAACCTCTCTACCACCAGTAATCGGTACGCTACCATATAATTCGATAGTGCTATCAGGTATAACTAACATATAATCACCTCTTAATTTATTTCTGGCAACGCTACTAACGATGCCTGACTTGTGTTATAAATCTGTCCTCTTGAATAGCCGTTAGTGTGAATTAATATTTCGTTGCATGCTGGCGTATCACTTAATGATATTCCGCACACAGCGGAAAATGATGATACACCAAGAGCATATGGTAAATCACAACTGATAAGCCCAAACGGATTTCCATTTTCTCCATACTGACCAGAGTATAAATTGCAAAAATCGTTTGTATTTGAACCATCATCTCCAAATACACATTTATATCTTCTGTTATATACTCCATCAACAGTAACTATATTTTGACCGTCTACCGTATCATTCCCGAGAGCATCGCTACCCAAAAATAGCCTACCAGTAAACGGAGCAGAGATATTTTCGAACGGTCCATGCTCTACTTCACCGTTAATATATTGAACAGATTGAGACGCGTGTGATCCACGCATAGGGCATGCAACTCTTATTATTAATTCGTTTCCTTCAGAACTCGGAATATTTCCAGTAATTATTATTTGTCTTGATTGATAATAGGCACCGCTACCCGAAACACCCTCAATATTAAACATTTCAATTTTTGATATTGAACCAGGTTGTACGATGTCATTTTGGTCAAGCATAGGTCCTACTTGATGTAATTCTACATTTTCTATTTTTACGTTAAGTCCACTATTGCTCGGGTCTAAGGATACTACGCCACCGCTACCATACCAACCGCGGACTAACTCTCTTATATGTTTTTCCGTCCAATTCCTCATAGTTCAACAACACCCCCTATGACTAATGGATTATCTGGGAGAGATGTGACAGCATTACAGGTAACACGCACTTCGTACGCTGGGACAGATACAGTGGTAATTGTTCTATTGCCGTTGCGATAGTCATCCTCGTTTTGAAATACCATGTAATTACCTTGTATTGTGGTTTTTGAACAACTAACTATTTCACCATTTTCACCCTCAAAATTTAATAAATTTAATGGGTCATATTTCAGTTTATCAAGTTTTGGTAATGATGTTTCGTGTGAAAATACTTTTGTATAATCGTGTGCTATGTCGTCCCACACTAAATTATATATGCGTATTTTTTCTGTAATTTCTATAGGCTGGTCTAATATATAACCGACAACAGTGTTGCTAAACGGACCAGCTACAATGTTGTGTAATTGTATAATTAAATTCACACCAACCAGAGGTCTTTTCGCATTTTCGCCCCCGTATGCTTTACCAGAAGTATCGCTATAGTAATTTGTGAACATAACTGGTCCAGAAATTGTTACTGCAGCATAATTATCCTGACCGTTCAATTCACCTGCGGAAATAAGTTGTGGGTTCATCAGTAAATTAAAATAGCACAAATCAGCATTAAATAACCCTACACCATAATTTGGAGAACCAGAGCCACCCTGCGATATTCCGTTCTCCGCTGCGACTTTTTTAATAAGTTCCAGTATGTGCTTTTCTGTCCATTCTCTCACCTTAAACCCACCAGCCTTAATAGTTCATCTATTATTATGCAGCGGATAGAACTTTCGGTCCAAATTCTCATTCAATCACCGACTCTCTTCAAATTTTCAAGGTCTTTTTTCCATATAGGACCTCTACCATTTCCTCCACAGAGCGTATAAACTTCATAAATTTCATTAAATTCTGCCAATTCCTCATCGGTAACGCTTTGTTTTTTCATACATTCACTATGGATGGTGCGCAATTCACGCCTCATAAGAACCTTCATGCCGTCTTTGCTTGCCTTCTTGCTCGTGCTTCCTCGCTTAACCACCCATAGTATATATGTTGAAATACATGTGAGAACAGCGGACAAAATCGTAGTAATTATATCGATCATGCCTCACTTACCCCCTTCACACAATGTACTTTTTACCTTTATAATATGCACACACCCAACCGCTCGGAATACGCAGCCAGACCTCGTTTGTCTTTGTTTTAATCTCCTTACAGGTAACTACAGTACCAGAAGATAAAACGGCTGAATTAGTGGCTATAGAATGCGCGTAACCGTCTTTTGTTAGTTCATTACGCCTTAAAATTTCGAAATCCGTACCTGGACCTTTTCTAACGTTTAAATTTCCAACCAATTTGTATTTATGACCTACTTTATATGTAGGCAATTCAGCTGGCTTCTTTGCAGGGTCACCAGGCTTAACAGGTCTTACAACAGGCTTATTAAAAATGTCTACATATAAATAATTTGTGTCAACATGGCCAGACACACCTGCAATTTTTCCTTTGCTTGAGTTTTGCCACATTTCGTACTCGCCCTTATATTTATCAACCCCGCTCGTATAATGGGCAATCCATGTGTGGTATTTACTTCTCAAGCCCTTGTTTAACTTGTTGTCAAACCAGTATCTACTTGAATAAACTCCAACAGGTCTACCAGCCTCTTTAATTGTGTCACAAAATGCAGACGCAATAGCCGACAATGCGGTCTTTGAATATCCTTGGAGTGTAGGGTCTTCCATGTCGCAATAAATAGGCATGTCAAAATTGAGTCCTGATATTTGTTTTAAAATCCATTTTGCACCACTTACGGCTGCTTTTGTTGACTTTGAATACATATACACATATGCACCTAATTTAACGCCAGCCCTTTTTGCTGCAACATAATTTTCCTTGAATTTACGGTCAAGTTTGTTTTGATTATTTCCAACCCAACCGATTCGTAAAATTGCAAAATCAACTTTTTTACTCAATTCATTCCAATTGATTCTGCCGTTATGTTCTGATACATCTACTCCGAAATACTTACTCATAGTGCATTTTCCTCCCGTTATTTCATTTGAAATTTTCTTGATTTTTAAACTTCTCACCAGAAATTGTAAACGAGCCGCGTCGGTCTCAGTGACGCTATTTCCGTAACGATTTCCGCTGTGAAAATTGTCAGTTATAAAACTTTTAGCCGAGCCGCCTTCTTCATTAAAAAGCGGTATACCAGCAATTTTTTCATTGATGCTGAACAGATTACTACCACAAATTGCCGCGAATAGTACAAGTGCGGTTAAATACATGCCGCGTGCTGAAGCGTGGAAATTTTTATCATCAATTGTTAAATCATCAACCCATTTATGCCCTGAGAAAAAATCACTATACACACTAAACGCTTGCCTTGTGTCTACAATACTACAACCTATTTTCTCAGCTGCTTCTTTATGTTTCTCAAGTCTTTCTTTGGTTAAAGATTTACCAAAATGTGTAACATTGATAATAAAATTATTTGGGTTAATTACGCTTTTACTACAAAAATTGAACGCTTCAATGTCATATTTTTTAGTTAATTCAACTGTTGTATTATTCTGTAAAACAATAAAATCATAAGTATAATAATTTAAAATATCTTTCAAATATTTAGTACCAGATTTTTTAGTTTTTCCGTTCTCCCAAATTTTATACGAAAGTTTTTCTGTCAGCAGTTGATGTGCGTCTTTACCGCCCTTCGTTGCTCTAACTATTAAATTGTCATGCTTAGACAAACTCAATAATCTACTTAAAATCTCACCGCAACCGTTATAATAAGTATAACTATTGCCAATAAGTAAAATCTTCATCAACTTCATCGCCCTCTTCTTTTTTCTCAAGATTCATTAATGCTGCCAATCCAGAAGATAGGGAAGATACAAGCAAACCGATTATAGCCGTTTTTAAAATTTCCTTACCGCTTGTAAAATCAACAAGTGGAAGATTAATCACAAAGTAAGCCAATGCAGCCTGCATGAATGTACGCAACGCTCTTTTGATAGTGTTTTTATTAACTTTGTACTTTTTCATATTATCACCTCATAACAAAGGATGATGCCAGCGAACCACGGTGTAAATGTGTATGTGCAGACGGCACTATAATTTCAAGTGTACAACCCCGTTGCAACGAACGCCGTACATCATCCTTCACATATACTATATCACAAATTTACCGCTTTGTCAATAGAAAATTATGAATTATTTGAATTTTCTAACTCTGCTACTCTTTCCTCTAACTCAACAATTTTCTTATAAAGCCACAAAACCTGCTTTTCATATGTAAGACAATTCTGAAAAGAGGACGGTATAACTAACTGAGGATTCCAAACTTTCTTATCTTTCATATTATCACCTCATTATTTAATATTAAAATAGCAATATATTGAATCAGCCACATCTGGATTTGAACCTGTAGCCGTATCCGTATTACCAACGACCAACAAAATTCCCCATCCATCGACACCACCACTTTCTGTGGTAAAAAGCCTTGGTTCACCAACAACACGCATATTATTTCTCTTGACGAAACTTGAAGCATTACTGTCATTTGATGCAAATGCTGAAGCCACTGCAATTGATGGGGTAAAATATTTCGCTGTTACCTGAGAAACAGAGTCTGTGCCAAACACTATTAAATAGCCGTCTGGTCCGATAAGTTGTTCATATGAAAAATAACTCATGATACCAGTGGCGGTTATCTCACCTGTATAACCATTATATACACCTTCGGCTTTTGGTGTGTCTGATGTTATAGTTTCTCCTTCACGATAGGCATAAATGGTGCACGGTGTTATTCTGGTGCCATATTCTACATCATCAGCAGTTGATGCACGCCCAAATTTATTAAATGGTCTAATACAGCTTTGATAAATACCACTTGAAGCAACTGGATTGCTTGACTGTGCTGTAACGGTTGAATCAACTGTTTGTGTTCCTCCGCTTCCTTCATAGATAGGCTCAACTGTTGAAGCCTGAACTCTATTTGAAACTGAGCGCAAATCTGAAAATACCAAACCATACTGATAAAGGTAATGTTTACCGTCTATAACTTCAAACAAACCACTAAATGGATATGTTACCGCTGGTGTAACAGAGGTATCACGATAGTTTATTGAATTTGTTCTAACATAAACGCCATCATCTAAGGATATTGCATTGCCTGAACCACCTGACTCAGCAATAACTGGGGAGGTAATTTCGTTAAATGTTGGACAATACTGTGACTCCCAGTCTGGATCTGTTGCACTTATATAAAACTGTCCAGCGTCTGTTGTTATTACGAGTGTCGTCGAACTCTTAATTAAAACAGAGCCAGAACTTACAAGAAGACCCGTTTTGGTTTTATTCGGAACTTCTTTATATATGTAATTTCCTACAATTACATCATAAGCACCGTCAGGCAATTCATCATAATTATACGCTTGTACTGTTTTTTCATCAACAACATAGTCAATTTGCTTTTCGGGGTCTGTCAAATCTAAAGGCACCCTACCTGTGAGAGCTGTGACAGTATTATTTTCAAGTGACATATTCGGTCCTGCTGTCAACTCATCTTGCTTTAATTCCAACGCTGCATATATGCCTGATGACTTAACGGCATTTTGTGAATTTTCTGTTACATTATCATCAAGAGGACCAGAGCCGCCAGCTTGAATTGCTGTATAAATACCGTCTGATGTCACAGGATTTGACGAGCCTGATGTTGGCGTACTATCAAAGGTCAACTCATCCTGTTTGGAGTCAAGTTCTTCGGTTATATCATTCAACTGTTCATTAATCGAAGATAACTCATTGTTTATAATTTGTACTTGTGAAGAAACTGACGAACCTAATGTTACCACAGCATCGTTAATAGATGCAATTTCGCTATCCATTGAACTTAATCTTTGTGTTGTGGTTTCATCCAAATTATTAAACGAGGCTGTTAATTCTGACAATCTACGCTCAACCTCTTCTAATCTCCTCATTATTTCTGGGTTGTCACCAGAGCCGCCTGCTATTTCGTCAATATACTTTTTTAAATAGAGCACCTGCATTTCATATGTCAAGCATTCTTCAAAAGTTTCAGGAATAACAAGTTGTGGATCGTAAAAAATTCTATCCATAATTCTTCCTCCTTATAGTAAACCAAAAAACAAGTCTTCAAAAATATCCCACAATCTACTCAGCAGGGTGTTAGATCTTAACAGCATCTCATAATTCCAACTGTAATCTTCTGATGTTGTGGTTATGGTGTCCGTTCCATCAGAACGCTGTGTTGCTTCGCCTGTCACCGTTGAATTATCTGTTGATGATACCTCGGAAGTTCCGCTGTCCGTCGTTTCAGAAGTATCTGTTCCTGATGTTGATGCTGTTAATGTAGCAGCCTCAGAAGATTCATCAGTATTGTGTGTTGTTGTGTCACCTTCAACAGTTGATGTCACACTTGAGGAATTTTCAGATGTTGTCGTACCTGTATTTGTTGTGGTAGACGTTGTGTCATGAACAAGTGTCGAAGTACTTTCACCTGTTTTAGTCCCGTTTGTCGCAGTTTCAGTCTCATTATTATAGGTTGTTTGAGCCTGCGTGTTTAATGTTGTTGTCTGCTCGGATGATCCATTACTTGTTGTGGTTGAATCTGTGTCTGATGTTGTTTCTGTGCTTGTAGAAGAACTACCTTCAACATCTGTTGTACCCGTCGTAGTGGTAGTGGAATCGTTTGAACCTGTCTCACTATGATTTTCTGTATGTGATACTGTTGTATCAGTTGCTGTTGCATTTGTCAAGTATTTTAAATTTCTAACATCTGCCAGCCCATTCTGTGGAGTATCACTAAACGCATTAATACCTTCTGTGTGGTCATTACCTGTTGAGTTTCCACTTGATGTAGAAGAACCCTCACCAACTACTTTATTTGATACAGTTGTACTATTCTCGGTTGTTCCTGATGCTGTTGTTGTTGCTGACGTTGTTGAATCAACAACTACTTTATCGTTTGTGGTACCAACAACTTTTGTAGTTCCTGTGTTTGCTGTAGTATCAGTACCTGTTTTGGTTGATGTAATTGTTGTTGCATCTGTGTCAGTTGTTTCTGTAGTGGTCTTATCGTTACCAGTATTCTTTGTTTGACTCTGTGTATTATCTGTGTTAGTGGTTGTTCCGCTTGTGGTTGTACCTGTTGTGCTATCATTATCAACTTTACCGTTAAACTCTGATGACTTTGTAACATTGTTTGTCTGTTGTGTGTTGTTAGATGATGAACCTTCTGTTTTTGATGTTCCAGATGTAGAAGATGTTGATGACGATGTGCCATTAGAGGTTGTGGAATTATTTGTGTTAGTAATATTTAAACGTGTTGCTTCTGTTGACACTTTGTTAATATGATAATCAGCGAAAATCTGTTTGTCAAGATTTTTATAAGTTAAATTTATTAACTCAGCGTTATCATATACCTTGTGTGCAAGTTGCATACGCCACGCTGGCCACGTTTCAAGACCGATTTCATCAAACATAAACTGTAAAGCGAAACCAAGAGCGAAACGGTCCCGATATTCTTCGCTTACTACATTCAATTCTGAACCAAACAAAACCTCTTTTGATAATTCCAGAAGGTCGTTCATATTGTTCAAATCTCTGCCGTTTGCGTTTTCAAGCAGCTTATCCATAATACCGATAGTATATTTAGCCATCTATCAACGCCTCCTTTTCCTTATTATCAATCTCTTCATCCTCGTCAGCAACACCAAATGGCTTAAATTCAACATCTTCAGAAGAAAGATTAACAGAAAGATTCATACCATATTTTTTATTCATTTTATTACAGAACTCAACACGATTCATGAGTCTTGCATTGAGTGAGATAATGTCCTCTTGTCTATTAATTGTAATCTCATCTTCAATAAGGCGCTCCTTTTTCGTTGTCTCAGCTGTGATGCCAAGCATAGCAAGTGCCTCATTCCAAAGGGCTTTTAAACAAAGAAGCATTTCATTTCCCTTAAAATCAACACCCAAATTAAATGTTTTAACACATTCGTCTATTTGGTCTGTGTTTTTAAGTTCTATAACTGGCTGAAATCCTAAAATTCTATTAAATAAATTCTTGAATGTCAACGACTGGTTTCTCGTGGTTGCTACAAGGTATGGGGTTATTTGCTGATTTAAATTTGACCTAAATGTATTATGAACCTCCCAAAGGAGCCTTGCATATAAATCAATCTTTGGTAATAGTGTTGTTCTCGTCATATTGTCAAACAAAATCATCCACTCATCAGTTTCAATGTTTTTAGCGTTATATCCAACTCCGAGAATACGCTTTGGATAACCATAAACATCAAAATCGCCACGTTGCAAATAATCCGTTGAAAGCCAAAAGTCGGTGCCAAGTGGTTTATACATAGCTGCTTTACCACTAAATAAAAGACAACGCTCGAAATATCTACGGTCGCAAGTGTCGGGCAAACCATGCCAATCAAACTGTGCGAGTGCAATATTTATCAAACGCTCGCGATAATACTGATAAATCTCGCTATTCTCAATCATCAGTTTCTTGTCTTCTCGTCTCATTAAATCACCTCAAAAATATAGGCGGGCTAAATTAATAGCCCGCCAAAAATAATTATTCTGCTTTATTGAGTGTTACGGTGTCACCGACAGCGATAGTACCCTGATTAACAGCGTTAGCCGTCTCATATTTTGCACCTGCACATTCAGCAGCGAGCTTAATATTTGTTGCACCCGCAGGATAAATAACCGCACCGTATGGATGTACAGCAATACCTGCTGATGTTGCAGCTTCAGATTGAACAAATGAAGCATTACCACCATTAACGGCAGTAGGCTCGGTCTGAACCAAAGTAAGCACAGTAGCCTCAACTGATACGGACTTGTTGGAAACCGTAAAGGTTAATGTTTCAGGAGCAACTGTTGGCGTTGTATCAGTTACAAACACAATAGCGTTGCTAAACGGAGAGTGAGAAATTGTCTTCTGAACTCTGAAGAAATAGTTCCAATAATCACCAGAAGCAACATACTTTTCAGTGAATTTTGCTACATTATCGTAAACCTGGAACCATTCACCGTCAACAATTACGGCTTTAACGCCTTCCATAAGAGCAAGTTCCTCATCAGTAACTTCCTCAATCATGTCAGAGTTGGCTCTGATTTCATCAAAACGCTCGTTATCAAATGTAGTCCAATCATCAATGAGTTTCAACTTACCCGTAAACTCAGCCTTGTCCATATTGAACGCTGCAGCAAGTACATTAACATCATACTGAGCATTATATGTGCTGTCCATGAAGATATACTGGTCATCTTTAGATGTGTTTGTTCTTACACCGCTTTCATTGTACTTATCAGAAAGGAATGTGATCTGATTTGATGTACCTCGGAAAGCAACAGCAGCCTCATTCATTGAAGCAGCTGTACCATCACCGATAGAAATCGGATACAATTTACCATGAGAGATACCCTTGATGAGCAAATATTTAAAGAGTAAATACTCATCATATTCGGCAGCCTTGTATATGGAGTCTACAATTCTTGCAATAAGGTCCTGAACACCATCCATAGACAAAAACGCTTTCTGTAAATCTGTATCAGTAACAGTTACAGGATACTGAACGTTCCAGTTCATCAGATGGAAAGCAGAACGAACATCAGGAATTGTTCTTTTGAACTCTCTTTGAGGTCCTTTTTCAGGGTTAAATTCTCTTGCTTTTGCAATCTGTACAAAAACTTCCTCTACAGTTTCACCAAACTCAAGAAAACCTTTCTTTAAGTCAACATATGGATTGTTGAATGTGGCGGATTTTACGCGAACAGATGCGATTCTGTTCACAAGTGCTGAGATAAACTGATTGGCCATTGCAGGATAACCATACAATACCTCACCAACTTTAGGAATATCTTTTTCACTTGTTACCTCTGGTACAAGGTCCTGATATTCCTGAGATGCATTTTGACGGATAACATTAAGGATATCCATTGTGGACGCATTAAGCGTCGATACTGCGATTCGTTTTGGCATAATTTAGTCCTCCTCTTCTGAAAACAAATCTTCGTACTTTACAGGTGCGTCTTCCTCTTCGGCTTGAACACCTGCATCTTCACCTTCATTAGCTTGAGCATCTGCCTGCCCTTCGGCTGTACCATCTCCGAAAAACGCTTTCTTAAATCTTTCGTTCCACGAAGCATTAAGGTCATCAATGGTCTTTTGGTCAGCCTCTACTTCTCTGTCGATAGCCGTAATTGCTTCTATAATATCGGCTGAATTATCTTCAGTCAACAGTGGCTCAATTATCGGCTTGAGTTCGTCGATATTAATCATATAGACACTCTCCTTTAAATATTTTTTGAAAATAGCTCGACATCCATTTTCTAAATTTATTATATCACAAATTTTCCGTTTTGTCAATACCTTTTTAACGATTATCGTTAAATTTTTATTGTTTTTCGATAATTTTTAACGATTATCGTTAATTTTTTATATTTGTCAAGAGTCAAAAAAAGCAGACCTGTGGTCTGCTTTAT